CGCCCTGCGTGATGTTAATCGTGGCATTGCTGAGGAATGTTGTTGTAGCCATGAGGGCTCCTTTTGGTTAGTTGCGCCGTACGGCTACGGCAACGGTTAAGTCGTAAGAAGGCAAGTCTTGCCCCCCAACGGATACGAGGCCCGGACGAAGATCCGTGACCGCGATTGGTGAGTTCATTATCTGATCTGCGATTTGCATCAGGTAATCCCCTGCGTCTTGGTTGCCCGGAGGCGGTGCCAGCACACGAAGTCGAAGGCTGATATCCCCCACGTTGTATGTAAACGCTGTGACGCTGGGAAGTTCAATAAAGACCGACAGAGGGCGAGCGTTGCGAGGATCGGTGATAGGCACAAGGCTGAGTGCTGTGAGCGCTGTTTTACAAGCGTTTACAGCCTCATACAAGATGCCTGAAGAACTCACGCGACTTGCGCCCTGCCACAGCCAAGCAGCTGCATAATGCGGTGAAGAGTGACAGGTTGAGCAAGGTTGCCCATCCCATCAAAAGCGCCGTATGCGTCACCGCTAGTTCCGCGTTCACGATAGAGCGTTGCTGCATACATCGTGGTGCCTAATTCGACATCGGGTGAAGGCACAGTGCTTTGAGAGTCGGTGTAGCCAGCCTCACGGCGTTTACGGAAGCACCAAGCGTTAGCAGCGCTGACACACTTAGCCACAAAGGCCGTGTCGTTAGCGGTTGCCACGTCAATACCAAGCCACGACAACACAAGTGCTGAAGTAGTCCAAGTGATGGTTTCGGTAAACGTCAGAGTGCCAGCAAGAGCTGCATACTCTTCATCGTCAGCCTGTCCAGTGACCGCATACAAAACCTGATTGAGTTTTGGCACGTCATAGTTGAACTCGAGATAGCCCTGCTGGTCTTTCCCGATGTACTCCCACTCTTCAACGCTGATAACGGTGAAGGTGCCGTTGAACTTTGCGCCAGCGCCTGCGACAACGATGCTGTCGCCCGGTTGAACTTCGGAAGGGGTCAGGGTCTGTACGGCTGAAACATCATCAAAGTGAAAACCATGAGTGATTGTGTAAACAGACATACAGACCCTTTCCCGACTACCTAGTTATCAGGCGAAGGTGAACTTGACGAACTTTGTCTCGTCAATCATCAACGCTGCGAAGTAACCGCGGAGAGCGATTGTGCGCGAAAGCGTGGATGGTGACTCGATGGACATGGTGCCCTTTTGCTGTTCAAACAGTTCGTAACCCGAAGCATCGCCAACGATGGCGGTGCCACTGGCGAAGTTGCGGTCAACAACAACGGACAAGCCAAAAGCGTTACCGCCGTACGAGTTCACACCAAGATCGCCGTATGCGTTCATTGGCCCAACCTGTGGGAACAACGGACGGTTAGCGGTGTCGGCAAGCGCGATGAGGTTGCGCCAGCGATCTGGTGAAACGAACAAGTGAGTAGGCAAGTTGCCGTTTGAAGAGCTCAAGATTGTTGATGCTGCTTCAGCAATTTCGGCTGACCACACTTCAGGCTTAGCCACGTCTGCAAGAGCAAATGCTTGTGTGACGGTTGCGCCTGCGACCAACTGGTCAGCGGCGTAGTTATCGGTTGCGTTCGCGTAGATACGGCCCATGTCGTCAAGAACAACCTGAAGGATTGAAGGGTCACTCCAATCGATATCGGCTTCACTGATATTCACGTAGCCACCGAAAATTTGCTTGGTGCATTGGTTGTTAAACACAACTAAGGTGCCAGCGGTTGGAGCCTGCTCACCGATAGAAGCACCGATGCTTGTGTGCGTGGTGACCTCAGGACGGATGAAAACCTTGCCGCCTGCAGGCATTGCACGAACGCCGATTGCATCAACTACTGGACGACGACCGATGAAGTTGTTGTAAACAGGCTGAAGGATTGGGGTTGGCAAGATGCCGGGTGTGTCGGTTGTGACGATGTCAGGTGCAGCTGCGCGGAGTGCTTCTGACATTGCGCGCCACTGATCGCCACCTGAAATGGCAGCAGCGATGTACTCGACTGCTGTCGGAAGTGGGGTCTCGCGACGTGCTGCCGCAAAGATTGGTGCTGTTGGAACAGTTTCAGCCGAAGCCTCAACCGTTGGGGTTACTGCAGACATGATTTCCTCCTCAGGAATGTCTAGGGGTTGGGGTTCGACAACTTCTTCTTCCGATTCTTCATCGGGCTGGGAAGCAGCGATTTCTGTAATGACAGCATCCGAAAACGCTGGCATGGCGACAAGTGAGATCTCTGCGAGAGAAGCCTTCGAGACAACCATTGTCCCGTTCTTGTCGTACTTAAACTTAATTGGGATAGCGCCAACACTTACGGAGTCGTAAGCGCCAGCCTTAACCAGTTCGATGGCCTCATCGGATGCGCGAGTCTTTGCAAACTTTGCTGTAAACAAAAGACCCTCTTCGGCTTCAACGAGTTCGGTGACAACACCACGCAACTGCGTCATGTCGTGACCCTCGAGAAGTTTTGGTGCCTTTGCGTTTACGTCAAAAGCGCCACGCTTAAACATAACCGACTCACCCGAGGACACTGTCGCTGGAGTGTCCCAAGGAACAGCCACACCCGTGATGGTACGGGGGCTGTCCTCGCCAGCGGCAGCGTCCAAGGTGACTGGCACGGCTACAAACTCAATCTTCACAATTCATCATCCGTTTCATTGTTGGGCATTCCACTAGGGGAACTTGTCTCAGATCCTTCGTAATCCTCAATGTCAAACTCGACATAGCGGTTACGGGGAAGAACTTGTGCGCTGGAAAGGGTCTGCTCAATAGCGTCCATGTAGATGCGAGCGCCGAAGAGGTAGAGATCCTGACGCGCTTGCTGTGCGTTCTGATACGTCATCGAAGCACCCTCAGTCGGTGCGGACACAAGGTAGGCAGGCACTGAACAAAGGCGAGCCATTTCAAGGGACTGATACTTGCGCTGTTCCGCGTTTACTTCCTGGGGATTGCTAGACCATTCTCTAAATTGCACCTGCCTTGAAAGTGCCCCAATGGCGTTGGATTTTCTAGCGGCGGCCCAAGCCGAAGCAAGAGATCCAAGATCATCACCGGACATGTCTTCGCCGTCAATCTGCTGAAGATAACCGGGAACGGTTTCAAGGCTGGCGTAACGGTCAGCAGCCTGATCTAAATACAACGTCGTGTTAATGGCGCGCTGACCAATCTTCAAGATCCCTTCGATTGGCGATAAAAATTGTATGACGTTGCCGACATCCAAGGGATTTCCGTTGAACTCCAGCTCCGTTGACGGCCCGAAATACTGAGGGATACCTGTCTGCTCAGTGCTGGAAATGTTTGCAGCTGGGAGCCATGTAAACGAGGCAGGCAACCCGGTGGAGTAGCGCGTTGTGACGTAAGCGTAAGCCGCGCCGTAAAAGAACATGTCCGAAAAGATGTTTACGAAGAAGAACGAGCGTGACACTTTCGGGTCGGGGGTTTCCATCCACGGCTCAAGAGGCAGATAAACCTCGTCATAGTCGGAGCCGTTCCACTGCTTCGAGTAGTGCTTTAACCCGACAGATCCGATGATGCCTGCAAGAAGGTCACGGGAACGGGAAATGGTGGGGATGCTTAGCGCACGAACCTCAGCAGAACCAGTGGTGTAGTTGATAAAGTTGCCAATGTAGGACGCGCCAGCCGCCGCCTGCACTGGTGCAGAGGCGAAAGAGGCCGTGTCAACTTTGCGTGAGAAAATACCCATCTCTTCGGAGTCTTACACAAGATTGTTGCAAATGCAACTATCTTGATGAACCCATTGTCGGTTTATTTGCGCCACCCGGACGCGACACCATTGCAGCTGCAACAATGAGACAACGACAAGCCTCAATAGGGCCAGGTGATCGTTGGCTGGAAATTGACAACGCGCCACCCTGACCGCGAATCAGTACGGCCCTGTTTACATGTTCGGCAAGAAGGATCTCACCTGTGTGCTTCACCCTGTCTTCGTTAATCAGTCCCTTAACCGTGGACGTGTACTTGTTTATTTCGCCGTAGCCCCACTGGACAGTTCTGCGCTGATACTTCTCGGGGGTGTGAATAAACAAAGACGGCGTGATAGCCAGCTGCGTTTTTGGTTCACGCTCAAGAGACGCTGTGATCTGCTCCCACATTTCAGCAATGGACTCAGTCTGAAATTCGACACTGGCGACAATGTCCCCGTCGGTATTTTTGCGACACCACACCCCAACATATTTTGAGTCGTCCACTGCGGAGTCCACCGCCAGCACCGAAGTCGTGCCATCCCACTCGGTGTTTTCTGTAAACCGTTTCGCCCACTGCCCCGGCGGAAGCCACGAAGATGCTGCAGATACCCACATGTTGCAGTGAGCGCGAAGCCACTGAGATCGGTCAGGGCTGGAGTGTGCAGCGCGTAAACTTTTTAGCGTCACGGTGCGAGGCATCGAAGGATTGGCGTACCCCCAGTACCGCTCGTCATCAGGTGACACCGACTCGGGCACAGACCACTCAGCCATGTACAACTCACCCGGCTCACCCTTGTCAATCTGCCCGATGGCCTGCTCACGGAGTTTCTTCATCACCGTGCTTGACTCATCACCAGCGGTAGACACCAACAAAGACAACCCCGATTTGACCGCAATCTGTGCAGGCTTCAACGCCCCGAAATAAGCCGCCTCCGTGATGGCCCACAGCTCGTCAACGATCAGAATGTCCACGCCCGAGATGCCGTGCTTCTTCGCTGTCGCAGCCTTGACCAAATACTCAGACCCGTCCACCATGCGAACCTTGTGACGGCCATACGCCCACGTCACTTTGCACAGCCCCGACTCTTCCCACAGCTCGAACATCTCGCGGAGATCCTCAAAGACCTCAGTCGCCAGCGACAACTCGTGAGCCGTGGACACAACCTTGACCTTGCGACCCCAAATCTTGGGTAACTCGAGAAGGCACCAGCCCACCACCGCCGACAACATAAACGTCTTGCCCTGCTGACGAGCACAAAAGCCCATAGAGCTGCTGTGCGTAAACATTCCCTCATCGTCATGCTCAAAAGCACCGGTCAGGAACCCCAACTGCCACGGGAACAACTCTCGAGACAAATGAGTCCGCGCAAACTCTGCAATGAGAGGCCCATAACTCTCGTACCCATATATGGGCGTTTCCAACCGTGGCTGATCAGAACCAACCC